AATATTGTAGGTGAGTCGAACGGTAGTGGTCAAAAAATCAAAGGTAAATCATTTGTAAAAAGAGAAATGGTTACACCAGAGTTATGGTTAAAACATTTACAAGGTACAGAAAATTTAGGTATTATACCAATTAATGATGACAACGAGTGCAAATGGGGTTGTATTGATATAGACTTCTATGCAGAATTTGATCACAAAAAATTAATTAACAAAATAAAAATTTTAAATTTACCACTTATTGTATGTAGATCTAAATCCGGTGGAGCACATGTATTTTTATTCTCATTAAATTATGTGTCTGCTGGTGTGATGCAGGACAAATTAAATCAAATAAGATCTGTATTAGGTTATGGCGGATCAGAAGTTTTTCCAAAACAAAGAGAATTAAAATCGAAAGATGATACAGGAAATTTTTTAAATTTACCATACTTTAATGGTGATGATACAGTAAGATATGCCTTTGATGATGAGGGTGAAGCTGCTAGTCTAGAAGGTTTTTATAAATTATATGAAACAAAAGTTGTTACTGCAGATATTGTAGAAAGTTTAAAAATAAAAAGACCTGAGACTCCATACTCAGATGGTCCACCATGTATAGAATTAATGGCACAAAATAAAGTTGGTGAGGGTGGACGTAACAATGCATTATTTCATTATGGTGTATATGCAAAATCTAAATGGCCAGAAAACTGGAAATCTAAATTAGTTGTTTTTAATGAAACTGCAATGCAATCACCTTTAACGGATGCAGAAGTTGACATAGTGAAAAAACAACACGACAAAAAAGATTGGGGTTATAAGTGTAATGATCAACCAATGTGTAGTTTGTGTGATAAAAAGCTATGTAAGTCTAGAAAGTTTGGAATTGGACAAGAGCCAATATTTCCAAGTCTTACAGATTTGCAAGTTGTAAACTTAGAAGAGCCATACTATTACATGAACGTTGATGGAGATAGATTATATTTAGACTCTGCAAAACATTTAGCCAATCAAACATTATTTCAAGAAGAATGTATTAAACAATTAAGAATAAATCCTCCAACATTAAAAACAGGTGATTGGAAAAAGATGACAACTGTATTATTAAGTAATGCAGAAATTACAGAGCCCGCTGAGGGGACTGGTACAAAAGATATATTAAAAAACTATCTTGAAGATTATTGTGTAAACAGAATACAGAAAGACGACTTTGAAGATTTAAAAAATGGTGGAACGTATACAAAAGAAGGATTTCACTATTTTGTATTTGATAATTTTTTTCATAATTATTTGTCTAGAAAACATTGGAAAGTGCCCTATCAAAGAACATCTCAAATGTTAAAAGACTATTTTAATTGTACAACTAAACGTGTTGGTAAACACAAACTATCCGTATTTGTCATAACTAGATTTGACAAAAGACCAGAAACATACAAATCAAAAACTTTTAGGAGCACTAACTATTAATGAGAAAAATTATTTATGGACCACCTGGCACAGGTAAAACTTGGACTTTATTAAATGAAGTAGAAAAATATTTAAAAGAAACACCACCAAATAAAATTGGATATTTTACATTTAGTAAAAACGCAGCTAGAGAAGGAAAAGAAAGGGCAATGAATAAGTTTAAATTATCGGATGATGACCTACCTCATTTTCAAACACTGCATTCATTTTGTTATAATCAAATAGAATTAAATACTAACCAGGTCATGAAATCAAAACACTATAAAGAATTTGGCGAAATAGTCGACATAGAAAAAGAAGAAATAGTTCAAGACAATGATCAAAATGGTGTTTTTCATTCTAAAAATCCCTACATGCAATTAATAAATGTTGCCAGATCAAAAGATATGGACCCCATTGAATACTACCACATTGGTGCTGATCAAAAATTATCATTAAATAAACTACAAATAATTTATAAAGAATTAAAAAAATTTAAAAAAGAGAAAGGTTTGGTTGACTTTCATGACATGTTGGAGAGATTTTTAAATGGTCATCCTGAAACAGGAGATCAATACAAATCACCTAATTTAAGAGTTGCTTTTATTGATGAGGCACAAGATTTAAGTTGGTTGCAATGGAAACTTGTTTATAAAATAGAAGAGTCATCAACAGAATCTGTAATCGCAGGAGATGATGATCAAGCCATATACAGATGGAATGGTGCACATGTAAACACATTTATAAATTTAGAGGGTGAAAGAAAAATACTAGAGCAATCAAGAAGGGTTCCAAGAAAACCTTTTGAACTTGCAAACAAAATTATTAGTCAAGTTAAAGATAGAGTTGAAAAAAAATATTATCCGAAAGATCAAGAAGGAAGTGTGCATCGTTGTCAAAATCTATACGAGATTGATTTTACAAAAGGTAGATGGTTAGTATTGGCCACAGCAAACTATATGTTAGAGGAAATAGGTATAATACTAGATGAAAAGGGTTTGTATTGGCAAAGAAGAAATGCAACACCGAGAGTAAGAAATATTTATGATATTATACAAAAATGGGAAGAATTAAAAAAAGGTGTGCCTTTACATTACAATGATTGTAAAAAAATTAAATCTAAAATGGATAATAATAATTGGGATACAAAATTTTTTAAAGCCATGTCAAAAGATAAATTTTATGACATTGATATTTTAAAAGAAAAATTTGGTTTAAATATAGAGGACAGTTGGGAGATTGCACTTAATGAATTATTTGAGGAGGATATTAAAAAAATAAATAAATTAATTAATGCGGGGGAGGATTTATCTAAGGCACCAAGAATAAGTTTATCTACAATACATGGTGTTAAGGGTAATGAAAGAGAAAACGTAGTAGTACACACAGAATTATCTGGATCAGCTTTTGAAGAATATCAAATTAATCCAGATGACACACATAGATTGTTTTATGTTGCATGCACAAGAACAGAGGACAGTTTATATATTATAGAACCAAAAACAAAGAAGGCGTATGACATCTAAAGATCTATTTAAAGGAACAACATACAATTCATTAGAAGAGCAGGTAGGCGGGAAGCACTACCGGTCAATGAAAATTCAACCCGCAGAGTTTATTAATGAAAATAAACTCTTGTTTGCGGAGGGGAATGCTATAAAGTACATTTGCAGGCATTCTGTAAAAGGAAAAGAAGAAGATATTAAGAAAGCAATACACTATTTAGAAATGATATTGGAGAGAGACTATTCGTGAAACAAATTTTTAAACCACAAACAGAGTGGCTACCACCAGAATCTTTTCCAGACCTATCAAAGCATGATGAAATTGCAATTGACCTGGAGACGAAAGATACTGAATTAAAAACAAAAGGATCTGGCTCAGTTACAGGAGATGCTCACATTGTTGGAATAGCCGTAGCAGTCGAGGGTTGGTGTGGATATTATCCTATACGTCATGAAGGTGGTGGTAATATGGACATTAGAATGGTTCTAAAGTGGTTTCAAGATGTTTTAAATACACCAGCTACAAAGATATTTCATAATGCCATGTATGATGTATGTTTTATTAAAGCTGCAGGTCTTAATATTAATGGAAAGATCGTAGATACCATGATTGCTGGCTCTCTCGTAGACGAGAATCGCTTTTATTATGATTTAGGTAGTATGGGTCGTGATTATCTCGGATCAGGTAAAAGTGAGGCTATATTAAAGGATACAGCTAAAGAATGGGGTATAGATGCTAAGTCTGAAATGTACAAATTACCTGCAATGTATGTAGGTGAGTATGCAGAACAAGATGCATCTTTAACTTTAAAACTTTGGCAAGAGATGAAGAAGTTAATGAGAGTTGAAGAGGTTGAATCTATTTTTGATGTAGAGACAGAATTATTTCCTTGCCTCGTTGATATGCGTTTTTTAGGTGTACGCGTAGATGTTCAAGAAGCTCACAAATTAAAAAATAAATTAGTTGGAGAAGAAAAGCAGTGCTTGCTAGAAATAAAAAAAGAAACAGGAGTAGACGCTCAAATATGGGCAGCAAGATCGATTGAAAAAGTTTTTCAAAAATTAAAATTACCTTTTGACAGAACTGAAAAAACTGATGCACCATCTTTTACTAAAAATTTTTTACAGAATCATCCACATCCTGTGGTTAAACAAATTGCACTTGCCAGAGAAATAAATAAGGCACACACAACGTTTATTGATACCATAATTAAGTATGAACATAAAGGTCGAATACACGCTGAAATAAATCAAATTAGATCGGATAGAGGTGGTACAGTGACCGGAAGATTTAGTTATTCTAATCCAAACTTACAACAAATACCTGCACGTAACAAGGAACTTGGACCACGGATCAGATCATTGTTTATACCAGAAGATGATTGCACCTGGGGTTGCTTTGACTACTCACAACAAGAACCAAGACTTGTAGTGCATTTTGCAAAACTAGATGGTTTTAAAAGTGTTCATGAAGTAGTGGAAGAGTATAAGAATAAAGATCCAGATTTTCACCAGGTTGTAGCGGATATGGCTAATATACCAAGATCACAAGCCAAGACAATCAATCTTGGCTTGTTTTATGGCATGGGTAAAAATAAATTACAGGCAGAGCTAGGTGTGTCTAAAGAAGACGCAGAAGAATTATTTAACAACTATCATGACAAAGTTCCATTCGTAAAATCTTTGATTGAAAGTGCCATGCATAATGCGCAGGAAAATGGTAGAGTAAGAACATTGTTGGGTAGAGCTTGTCGTTTTCATCTTTGGGAACCAAATCAATTTGGTATACATAAACCTTTACCAGAAGAACAAGCAAAGGCAGAGTATGGTAAAAATAGAATTAGAAGAGCTTTTACATACAAAGCTTTGAATAGATTGATACAAGGATCTGCAGCAGATATGACAAAACAGGCTATGGTTAATTTATATAAGGAAGGTATTACACCACATATACAAGTGCATGACGAACTTGATATATCTATAGAATCTAAAGAACAGTCAGATAAAATAATTAAAATTATGAAAGAAGCTGTGACTTTAGAAGTGCCTAACAAAGTGGACTATGAATCTGGACCAAATTGGGGTACAATAGAATGAGGATTTATGGCTTATTTAAATGGAAACATACCTGTGGAATACGCACAAATTAGGAGAGAGTATTTATATGACCTTAAAAAACATCATGGAGAAGTTGAAGACTGCATTATCTTTGGCGTTACCTGTATTACTGGGCGTGCTTTATTATTTCATGCAATCATGGAAAACGGTGCAATCTTTTACAGACTCCCTATTACGGCGTTTATTCAACGTGGATTCAAAAGCACTGACGTCCCAAGGAGACGACTTGATGAGCTTCAGCTCTGGAACTGTTTTAGTTATTATCCTGCTATTACTAGTTGGGATATCTTAGAAGCACAATCAGGAAAATACATCGGTAAAGATAAAAAATGGCACTGGGGTCGTTATTTATTTACTGTTGACTTTGCACATCCAGAGCCTAATATACTGGATACTGATCATTCTGAGATCCCGCACGAACATAAGTGCGCTCACGTACTTGCATTAAATGATGGCAACTACGCAGCACAACCTAACAATAGACTTATTTGGGATATACCATCGTTTACGGTGAAAGACCAAATACCAGATTGGAAGGTTCAAACTAACTATTGGAACGTAGAAGACACACAACAGTGGCGAACAGAAGACACTGATAATTTCTTTTACGAGATAGAGGAGAAAAAAAATGATTAAAAAAATTATAAAATGGATTTGGGACATAATTTGTTGGCCCTGGAAAAGATTTGTAAAGTGGTTATTCACAAAATAATTTATGTCTAAAAAACCACTTAATATCGGAGAAGAGGTAGCCGTCCAAATGCCTATGAAGACGGTTGCCTCTTTGATTATTATCGTGGCACTCGGCACCATGGGTTATTTTCAAATCATAGAACGTCTCAATGTTGCAGACACTCGTATACAGATAATGGAGAAAGATCTTGAAGAGAACACAGAGTTTAGAATTAAATGGCCACGTGGACAATTGGGTTCATTACCCGCTGATTCTGAGCAATTTATGATGATCGAAGATCTTTATAAAACTACGGACAAACTAAATAAACACATAGAGTCTATGGCACTAAACAAAGTCAATATAGAATTTTTAAGAAAACAGATGGACAAGGTATTGGTAGATATCGAAAAATTAAAAGATGCAAATCGTGAAATGAAATATACAAACGGGAGCTCACAATGATTGAGTCTGTGATAGCCCTACTTATGTTTGTAAACGGAGAGATTAAGGAGCATCGTATTCAAGAATCTATGGCTGCATGTCTTCGAGGTAAACGTCACGCAGAGAGACAATATAGTGAGTCAGTGTCTTACAAATGCTGGAGAGGTAAAGCAGAGACGGAGTTATATTTAGGTGAAAAACACATCAAAAAAATCATTCTTCAATAATCTTAAACGTTTAAATAAATTTGCACAACAATTAAGAGATAGACGTTTTCGTCAACGTGTGATAGTAAATAAGAAAGCATATGACAGGAAAAAGAAACTATTGGAGATTTACACCGGAAGTAGTTAATGGCAAATGTCCAACTTGTGAAGAAGAAACTTTGTTAGTTTCAATTGCAAGAGAGTATTACAGATGTATTACTTGTGGCACAGATTTACAACAACACATAAATGGTAAGATAAGTTATCTACCCCATGTAGTGTCGACTGCAAAATTTACAGAATTATTTGAAGATGGCGAGAAAATTTAAAGCATTTGTCGAAAGACCAAAGCCTCGTAAACGTCCACGGCGTCACTCTAAAAAACTCAATAAACACGCCAAAAGACAGTCAAAAAAATATAATAGACAAGGTCGTCCACAATAGACTTGACAATATCCTAAAAAATCCTACATTGTAGGCATGAAAGAAAAAATAATAACTATAAAAGTAAAAGATATCACTTCGAAACAGTGGTCTAATCTATTGCTTGAATTAAATCTTGTAAAAAAAGCATGGAAACCGTATGGTGTTAACATGGATTTGCATGCACCTAAATTTAAAAGCATTGTGAAATGGGGGACAAGTGTCAAGGATTACACAAGACCAAATAGACGAACTAGCAAATCTGTATAACAAAACTAAAGATCCAAAACACAAGGATCAG